AGAATGCAACCGTTTGCGTAGTATCGACGATACTTTCATTGAAAATGCGAGTGCGAATGTTCGCAAACATGAAGAATTGATGCAAAAATGGGAGATGGCGGCAAGGGAACAGGAAAATAAGTTGAGGGAACTTGATGCCCCTGTATTTGCTCGCGATAATTGGGACGCAGAGAATCACAATTTTTGGACGAGTGATGAGGGACAAATGGTGAGCAGCGGGTGGGAGGCGCGGGTAGAACTACGCCGTTAAATAAATAGCACCTAAGTTTGTAAAAATATATGTATTTTCAATAAAACATGGAACACCCACTCCCTTCCGGAATTTTCGTTGAAATGTCGAATGAGTTTGATGGCTGGACTGAAAAAGATTTTGACAATGAAATCAAAAGACTTAAAAAACGTGTGAAAGAACTCATGAAACTTCAGAAAAACAAAACGCTCACACCGATTGAAGAGACTGATGAAGATGATGACGATATCATGAATGACCCCGATATTCGTGAGATGGTTGAAAATGGTGAACACATTTGTCACATGTTTGACGCATACTGTCCGGCATGTGAAGAAGATGAGGACGAAGAAAAAGTCCAAGTGACACACGATACTTCGATGGATAGAATTGACCAACTACGCGCTCACTTTTGCTAGTCGTCTGCGAGTAGATCAAGTTCACGTTCAAACGTTTGTGAATGTAATATAGACTTTAGGTCTCGAGTGAATGTAATGTGTAATTTTGGTATATCCCCCCATAATCTCTCGGACATGACAAATGCATCCACCGCCCCATCTTTTAAAAGGGGTTCTAGGAGCACCCAATTTGGCTCGTTATATTTTATTCGTGTACACCCTCTCGCAAATTTCCTAGAATAAATGTACCACGCAGCAATACTTTTGTATATGTGGATAGGTTTCTTCCCCTGTTCAAGACATTTTCTAAGAGAAGGAACTACGAATGTGTGAAATTTGGTAAAGCCATCCATACATATCCGATCAAGATCATCCACATTTACCTTACTCGAAATTCGTTCTTCGACCATATCGATATATTCGTATATATCAAATGGGGTATCCATATCAATAGATGGAGCAATCTCTTCCATCTGCAAATTTCTAAAATGGGTACGGTGTACCGGGTCGTTCATGACCTGGTCGAATGTACGATATCCAGATAAAACACCCATATACGCCAGTGACGTATGTCCACCATTTAAAATCCGAATCTTAGCCTCTTCATAAGGTTCTAAATCTTTTGTGATAACCACCCCGACCTCCGATAAATCTGGGAATTCTGACGCAAAATCATCTTCAATAACCCATTGTGTATACTCTTCTGTCTGTACAGCCGTCGCACCGAATCCAGGAAATTTTTCTTCAATCTCATCGCGAAGTGTATCCGTCGTACGGGGGGTAATGCGATCTACCATACACGATGGAAACTTTACGTTAGCTTTCACCCAGTCTGCTATATCATATTGATTTGTTTGGTACAGATAAGCCAAAAATTGCGTTTCGAGGACAACACCGTTTTGACGAATGTTATCACAGCATAATATGGTTATGGGATTTACCCTGTTTCGAAGTCCACATGCGAGATATTCAAAAAGAGGAGATCCAGGTGCGTAACCACTTTCAGTGACCGTGATCGTGATGAGATGAACACTCGGGAGTGTGAGCATATGTTTCGCAATCGTCCTATTCTTAGTCCAATCGATATAATCGAGATGTGATTGGACCTTTTTATACTGTGTAGGTGTCTTAACTATATAGTCATCTATTTCGCGAAACCCTTCATTCCTGAGATTAACCGCGACAATCCCCCATCTGAGATCACCCGTTTTTCTCATATACTCATCGATGTACAACGCCTGATGCGCCCTGTGGAAATTTCCATATCCTATATGGACGATACCTGTCTGACATTCAGTCTTGTCATACATTCGTTAAGATACTTAGACATATTATTTCTATATGTATTAATGAACCGCATTGCAGTCGATATCGATGAAGTTTTGGTACCATTGGTACGCCCAATGGCTAAATGGGCTAAGTTGAATATGCCGTCGGGTAATAGGTATGCCTATGTATATCGTGACATGTTCAATATAACCGAAAAACAGTCACAAAAAATGGTGAGAGAATTTTACAAAACGGACGAATTTATGCTGCTACAACCAACTATCGGGTCGCAACCTATACTCCGTCTTCTACGCCCGGGTATGGGTAAAATTTACGCAGTCACGGGACGTCAGGATTGTGTGAGACAAGAAACGGAAGACTGGTTACAGTTTCATTTTCCGGGGATTTTTGATGATGTTATACTGACGAACAGTTACACGGACATGGAGGTTCCGAAGTCTGATATTTGCAATAGCCTAAAGCTTGATACGATCATCGACGACAATTACGGAATATGTGAATCATGTCAAAACAACGGAATTGCGGCTATTCATTTTGGGGGGAGTGATGGTGTGTTATATCCATGGTGTTCAGAGTATGAAAACACTGTATTGAGTTGGAATGAACTATATAACGCATACGAAGACGGTAGCTACGAATACATTAATTGAAAAAAAATATTGATTGATAATAGATGTCTCGAACTATTACCGTTACACAAACTAGAACCACGCCGAAAACTAGAACACCACCTAAATCAGTTCAACGGACATCACCAGGGAGGAAGTTGAATAATACAATGGATATCAAATCTCAACGCGAACAGCTTGTAAACACATATCTCACGTTCACATACGAAATGCGTCCAGGTTTAGAAAATCGTGTATTCTGGAAATATGTTACTCTCATGCTATATTCCATCGATAGAATCACTGGTACTGACACGAATAATAACAGGAATGCTACACTTTATTCGAACGTAAATAAAATGACGGGAATCGTTTCAGATGCAGAGCAAGTATTCTGGTCGAACACATTTTTGAATATATTGAAAAATATCAAACGTATAAACGCGTCAACTACACGTCCTCTCTATAATCGTCTCCCCAAAATATAATTTCTCTGTATTAATTAGATGGCTTCTTCTAAGTGTTCAGAAAAGCCAATATTCGTCGTTATAAAAAAAACCTCTACGGGATATTCTTTCGATAACGATGTAAAATATAGTAGCCCTTTTGCTAATCATACAATAACACAGACGTCTGACATGACACATCCATCTATTATGGTAAAAAGTGACTGGGGGATGGCGAAAAGGAATTCTATTACTCAACTAGTTACAGGTAATGCCGGATTTAAGATTTTACAAAATAGAAAAAATTCGGACTTTTATAAAAGTCATTCAAACGGTGCGTCGGTTGGATTGCTTTTAAACGATATGTATGGATATCGTTTAGGGCGTTATAAGCCCTTGAGTGGTGAGGCCCCAAGCGTCGCAGAACTGGCTAACTTACTGGGTAGTATTTCAAGATCTTCTAAGGATGTGAAGGTTCGTGGAAGCCCGGTGGAATACAAAAGATTACTCGATTATTTTCAATTTTTATTGACACGGAAAGTTTCTGGTGATGCTAGTTTGTTTCTCACGCGTCCAAATAATGTTAATGTTTTAGATGCTATGAACGAAGGGGGTTCTTCAGTGGAAGATGTATATCTCAGTTTATTCGATAGAGAACTATCGAATCGTACCATGTATAATAAAGCGTATTTCATGACCGCGGATCGGCCAGCGGCTATAGCATCCGTCGTCCGCCAGGTACCAACGATATTTCAAGAGGCGGCTAGTAAAAAGTCATCTACGAGTAAGTTTCATTTGATACCCCCGGGAAATAACGGAAGAATATTGCGATACCTTACACAAGAATTGACACGGTCAGGTTTCACTATTTCTTCTAAAGGTATGGTTTCAGTTGGCGATTTAAAGATTATTGACAAGACAAATGAGATTGGGTGGTATCTAGACACGACGTTATTATTCAACAAACGTGTGGTTCCAAATGTCGATTTAAGAGCTTTGGTGTTATTTTATTGGATTTTCAATTATCCGTCCCGGACATCAAATATACCGATTGTAGAAGCATTCTTTAGCATTGTTGATACGTTCCACGATTTTAAACCCACTACAAGGACGAGTGGTAAGGGTAACACTGAAGCCATTGGAAGTTTAATGGGTCAAAATCAAAACCGAGAAAAATTTAAAACTAGAAAAGTAAATACTATAAACTTAATAAATGTTTCAAACACTCGGATAGCGCACAAAACATTGGTTAGGTTACTAGGAATTGACATATACCGCAAGGTCAAAAGTGGTTATGGTAAGGCACTGAAAAATACCGTGTCTAATACCAATACGCGCCAGATATCATCGGATGAAAAGGTGGGGCGCTTTTTATATTTCGTGACGAATGTGTTTGGTTCGGATTCGGGTGGGTTAATAAATGCATGTGAAGACTTGTCAAGAGATATACTCATTAACATCTCTGGCAATAGACCTATATATACACGGATCGGTGGAAATAATACGACATCAAACGCTTTGTGTACCAAACTTGAAAGCGAGGGAGCATGTTTGATTATAGATTACGTGATTGGCAGCCTACCGGATTGTTTAATAAAACATAGTGTGTTTCACAATGTAGGTGTTTTAGACCCTGCAAGTAAGAGAATATTATCGTGGAGTGAGGTCGAAGGTGGTGATGGGTGTATAGAAACCGCGAGTGATAAAAAAAAGAGAAAGAAAAAACAGGCTGAAGCGAAGGCTAGGAGTAAAAAGTTGAGAAATAGCAGGGCACTAGCGGCAGCTAAAGAACGTCGAAAAGAGCGATCTAAATTAACGAGGGAAAAAACTAGACAGGAAGAGATAAATCAGAGACGTCGTGAAGAAAATAATATCGCGAAACGTAGAGCAGAAGCTACTGCGAGAAGAGAGAGGCGAACGGTCAATACCAAACCATTTAAAATGAATCAAAACCCGTCGAACATGAAAATGACAATTGGTAAAGTGTCACCCAAAAAACCTACAACAGCCAAAAAACCACCTTCACCACCAACATTGAAAAGAACGAGAAACAATAATCAAAATAACAATAAACCGCCAGCTAAAAGACCACCTTTACCACCTAGAACAGCGATGAGGATATCCCGTGGTCCGAATAACGCACCAGCGACTGGAACTAGATCTGCGCGTAGTACACAAAGAATGTTTAATGCTTCACCCGCCGGTGGTACTCGTTCGGCAACCGTGAGACGTACACCGGGGTCTGTACGAACTCCGGGTACAGCTGGACGTACACCAGCGTCTGTGCGAACGGGTAGTGTAAGAACACCTAAGTAAATTCTCAGGTAGTATAAACTAAACAAATATGAACTCTCTAGACGAGACTATTAAAAACGCTACGGCGATCATCAGTCTCGTGTGGAGCGTCGGTAAGATGCAAAAATGGATTAATTCGGCCTAAGTAAACATGTACATCGAAAAATCTAAAAATGTTTGCCCAACCTCAAAACGTGTATCACAACTCCACACCACGTCGGTTCAGGACCAGGTGTAGGGCGAGTAAAAACGCTTATACGAGTATGCACAGCCTGAGTGATAAAAATAGTAGATCTATCAGCGAAATCAAGACGAATAAGCCATTTCACATTCTCGCGTTTGAAAAGAATGGAGTAGAAGGGATTTATTCCATCGCCGATCGTCATGAAAACGGTGTTGAAGTAAATCACATCATCGCTTTTCATACTTTTGACGAAGCTTTCAGATACAAAACATTGCTAGAAGCAGATACCGATTTCAATCCATTCATTCAATTCGTATCTAAATATGAATTAAATCACGCATGTAACGTGGGGAACTATAAATGCCGTGTGGTTAATCGGGGAACGCTCGTGGTACCACCTTCAAAAACACTGGAAATTACAGATTGGGAAAAGGAAATGGATATGTGATTTAAAGTATTCGAGTGATATATACGTACATGCTTCTTCGTGAAGCAGTTGTTAATCGCATGAACATGGGGAAAATGAAGTACGGTCACGGGGTTCGTATCATGGACGATACAGTCACATGGGGTACGGTGAAAAATTCGTGGCTTGAGATGGCATCCGAAGAACTTTTGGATGCCATCATTTACGTCATAGCCGACTATTTACGTACCGAAGAAAAAATACATGATGAAGAGGCTAAGGATGATAACGACCTCATCATGCATATATTCGATAATGTGAATACAGTTTCAAGTGAGAAACATCACAAGTTGTTAAGTGGTCTCATTAGCATGACACAAATTTGTTTATAATTATACATGACGTTCGACAAATACGTATTCTGGGAAAGCGTTTTTCAATCTATTCCTATGCCTCGCGTAAATTACATGTTTTTCATAATTCGACATTGATTCGGTAAATAAATCGATTTTTTTCTGCTCGTGGTGTACTTCAAGTTCGATACGAAACCCCCTGTTACGTTCAGGGTGTAAATCTCCGATTATCTGCCATATTTCATCTCTATGAACGCGTTCACTTTCGGGTAAAAGTGATTCTTCCTTGAATTTAACCGCATAATATCGGCGACTTAGTGACTGCCATGGAAGTCTTTTTAGACGCTGTACTACGCTCATTTTATACAAAGTGTGCCATTCTTTTAAATCATAACATTCTTATTAGCCGCGATGAGTAAACCTACCAGGGTCGCAATCTCAATTAATAAAAGCGTTTGTTGAGACATCGCGACGAGTTTCGCTCTGAAGGTCTTAGGACTGAAATCGCCATACCCAACACTAGACATAGTCGTAAACGAAAAATAGAACGGGTCGATGAGTTCTGTGAAGCCAAACTCTTCCGGTTTCATCATACTATACAACAACCCATACATGAGAGTAATGAAAATTACGCTGACGGGTATGATCATTTTTTTATTATACGTATATATTAAAATGGTAATCACAATTACACTGACATGTGCCATTCTGTACGTATTGTCATTAAGATTAAATGGCGAGCGTGGAGATGGATTAGACTATAAATGCTTTTTACTAACACTACCATCTTCAAAGAAACGACAAGATACGTTTATGAAACATCATGACGAAAGTGTACCGATTGAAATTATATACGGAGAGGACACCAAAAAGATTGAGAATGTTGAAAAATTCAAACATCTCGTCAAACCCGAATACTACAGAGAAGCTCTTAAAATGCATTACGATCGTTCACACAAGCGCCCTGATATCACATTTATAAATACGGGGGCTATAGGGTGTTACATGGGCCACATGAAATTTTATGAAATGTGTTTCAAGCAGGGGTTGAAATATGCCGTCATGTTCGAGGATAATGTGATTGTTAAAAGCCCGGAACTCTATAAACAGATACAAAATGTTATCGATACGATGGGAGATAATTTCGAGATTTGCTTTTTCCACTGTCTATCTAGATTACCTGACGGGAGTGAGAAAGGGTTGGAGAATGTTAAATGGATCACGAGTATGAAGTGTTACCTCGTCAATGTAGAAAATATGAAAAAGTATCATAAGTACTTTTTTCCTATCGATAACCATGTAGACTTAAAGCATGAAGATATCATAGCACAAGGTGCTCGGGTATTTTATAAAGATTTGCGAGCGTATATGAAAATCGATAGAACTGGTCCAAGTACTATAGGTCATCATGATTGGGGTAATAAAAAGTATTTCTCTAGACAATATCCACATCTCACGACCGATGTACTAAAGGGTGGTTATTAAACATTATCTATGGATAGGCGCCTATCTTCGTCTCTACCCGATCTCCTTATAACATTAAAAGCATTGAGCCATCGGTTCACAACGCGCCCGGAACCCGTAACTGACGCAGCGTCATCACCTACAAGTATAGAAAGTCCGTTGCACACATCGGGTTTATTCTCTTTATCTGGAAACTGTACCAAAAAGGCTTGAATACTGATAGCTGGTATATCAGGTGAATCATCTAATAGCTTGTCATACTCTTCGCGTGATTTCATGATAAATTCTACCACATCATCGCGATGTTTTACATCTAGGGAAAGTTCCATATCAATACTCCTGTAAAATTTAGACCACTGTACACACATGACTGAATGTGATTCTGAAAGAGGTAGACTTTGACTAAACTTACTTATGGATGACAATATCCCACCGAGTACGTTCAAAAACGCAAAAAAATACTGAATGATCATGATATTATTTTTTGTATCTGTAGACACATCCTCGCTCCCACTCGGATTAAGAACCGCAAACCCACCCACACCAGTTATACTCGCTATGATTATACTGGGATAAGCCAGCCAGTCGTTTTGTTTCTTATAAAATAGACGCGCATGATTATGTAACCATCGGTATCCAGCCGCTTTCTCCGCCCATTTTATAAGTAATTTTTCTTGTTTTTCACACCATTCACATGGTTCGGGGCTAATATCTTTTTCACCCATCCTAATGTGACGCGATATTTTTCTTGATGGTCTCTGCTGAAAGTCTTGCCAATTTATCAACTTCCTCGTTTTTAGGATTTCCGTTATGCGCCTTAACCCACCGCCATTCAACTATCTTCAACTTTTTACGAGCTTCATCAATTTTGACCCATAATTCCTTATTCTTTACATCAGTTCCCGTAGCAGTTTTCCACCCGTTTCTCTTCCAATTCACTATCCATACCATGATTCCCTGTTTCACATAGTTACTATCCGTGTAAATACGCACTTCTTGAATATTTCGATGGAGACACTCTTCAAGAGCCCTTAAAATCGCGGTCATCTCCATCTGGTTATTTGTGGTATCATTCTGTCCAGCAGTGAGTTTAAAGTTATCACTGACAACACCCCAACCACCACATCCAGGATTCCCGAGACAACTCCCGTCAGTGTAAATCTCATACATGGTTACTTATTGTGGCTTATCCTTATACTCCGAAGCCTTCTTAGGTGTTTTATAAATATGATCACCACAATGATCCTATTTGATAGAATACAAAAAGCTAGTTCGACTCGGGGTGCGTTAACCAACTTAAAACGTATGATCGTATACGACATAGCGGAATGAATAGTTTGACAAAATATATCTTCAAAGCCCCAAGTGTCAAAGTTGATACAAAGGAGCGCACGGTCGAGTATAGTCCACGTTCGTATACACAGTTCATTCAGGGTCTGAAAAGGAAGGAACTTCCCGCTGTAGTCGTTCGTCCTAATAAGAACGTCGCCGTCTTCCAAGAAGAGAATGGGGATTACGGTGATGTACAAATCGTACAGACCGAACAGTTATGGAATACACTCATGGATAGTGGTGCTGAAGTCATAGTGGATAATACGCAGCCCATGTCTCTTACAGAGAACCTTGTCATGTTCTTTTTTGTCGCGTATGCGTTTACACTCGCGCGTACCTTATTCGCGTCGAGAAGTGAAGGTGGTATGGGAATGCCGAACCCTTTTATGAAATCCGCGGACTTCAATATGGAAAGTGATGTGACAACACGTTTCAAGGATGTGGAGGGTATCGATTCCGCGAAGGATGAACTCGAAGAAATTGTCGACTTTCTCAAAAACCCTGATAAGTATTACGGGAGTGGTGCTCGAATTCCACGCGGAGCATTACTCGCCGGTGACCCCGGTACTGGTAAAACACTACTGGCGCGCGCTATCGCGGGTGAATCAAATGTTCCGTTTGTTCAATGTTCTGCGGCGAGTTTCATTGAGATGTTCGTGGGTGTAGGCGCTAAGCGTGTACGCGAATTGTTTCAACAGGCTCGTGAAAATCAACCGTGTATCATTTTCATTGATGAAATTGATGCTGTAGGCAAGAAGCGTGGTGGCACTACTACACCCGGGAATGATGAGCGTGAACAAACTATCAATCAACTTCTCACAGAGATGGATGGTTTCGATAACGAGACTGGTATTGTCGTCATTGCTGCCACGAACCGTGTAGATATTCTCGATGACGCACTACTTCGTCCAGGTCGGTTTGATCGTAAAATTCAGGTTTCCCTTCCGAGTGTTAAGGGTCGCCTCAAGATTTTGGGAGTTCACGCACGAGGTAAGAAGTTCGCATCAGATGTCCGTCTCAAGAACATCGCGAAACAGACAACCGGTTTCTCCGGTGCGGATCTAGCCAATTTCCTCAACGAGTGCGCTATCCGCGCCGTCAAGGATAACGACGGGACGATCACGACCGAAATCACCGAGAACGTATATCAACGTATTGTCATTGGTGCTAAGGGAGATGTTAAATATTCCATGCGCAAGAAGGAGCTCGTAGCTTATCACGAGGCTGGACACGCTATCATCGGCGTTCTCGTACCGGATTACGATACAGTTCGCAAGGTATCTATCATGCCCCGCGGTGCTGCGGGTGGTGTGACATTCTTCCAACCTTCGGAGGATAACGCAGACTCACCCTTTTACACGAAAGAGTATCTACTCGCTCAGATCCTAGTCGCCCTAGGTGGTCGCGCAGCTGAAGAGGTTATCTACGGTGCTAACCGTGTCACGACCGGTGCGAGTTCCGATTACGCGATGGTGTACCAGATTGCCCGTGAAATGGTCACGACGTACGGGTTCGGTAAGAACAATTACGATTATCGTAACCTTTCCCCGTCAGCCGCTCTTAAGGTGGATAACGAAATAGATAACATCGTATCCCAGTGTTACAAGTACGCAGTCCAGATGTTGAAGGATAATAAAGATAAGCTCGAAGAACTCAAGGAATTACTCATCGAAGAGGAGATCGTCGATGGGGAGGTCGTGTACGATATGATTGGACGAGGACGATGTAATTCGTTTGACTGCTCGGTCAGTTTTGAATAAACAAATTAACAAATAACAAATTCAGTTTTAAATAGCATGGATGTGCATTTTAAAATTGAAATACAAATATTTTTAAAAAACTAAGACTAAATGCTTAGTTGGAGAACGCGAGGCCACCCATACCCGACTGGATGCGGAGGACGTTGTAGTTGACCGCGAACATGTTGAGGTTGGTCGCGTCGGCGTTACCATTAGCGGTTGTGATCGCAACCTGGGCGTTATCGATACGCGAGAAGTTGCATGTACCGGTAGGCTGGTGCTCCTCGGGCTTGAGCGCGAAAGAGTACGAGTACACACCGGCGTAGGGGGAGCCGGAGTGGTGGTTGTACGCCTGGACCTGGTTGAAGTACTTACCGGACTGCTCCTTGAAGCGGTCCTGGCCGTTGAGTACGAGCTTCATGGAACCGACGGTGCCGGCGTTCTCCTCGGTGAAGGCGTTGGCAGCCTGGGTACCGTCAGTGCCGACCTTAAGCATGGGAGCACCGGAAGCGGAAGTAGAGATGAACGCGTTAGACGCAGCGATCGCGGTGGGGTCAGACTCGAGGATGATGGCATTGTCCGCAGCCTTCGACGTGAAGTTCCAGAGACCCTGTTGGTCATCGTTCGAAGACAGACACCATACGAGCTCCTTGACGGGATGGTTGTACGAGAGGCGGACCTGCTTGGTCTTGCCAACGCCAGCCACAGCACCGGAAACAGAGTCAACACCAGTGTGCTGAACCTGCTCGATCAGGTACTCGTGACCCTTCTGAGCGAAGCGACGACGCTCCTCGGTGTCAAGGTAGATGTAGTTAGCCCACACCTTGAAGGTGGTGCCATCAGTGTGAGTGGAGAACTGATCAGTGAGGTCGAAGTCGAGACGGACCTCGTGGTACTGAAGCGCGATGAGGGGGAGCGCGAGACCGGGGTTGCGGTTGAAGAAGAAAATCAGGGGAAGGAACACCTGAGAATTGACCGCGGTGGTCATCTTACCCCACGAAGCCTTCTTGGACTCGTCGAGGTAAAGCTCGGAGTACAGGCGCCACCACTTCTGGTAGTGCTTGTCGATGCGCTGACCACCGATGGAAAGCTCAACATCCTTGACGGCACGCTCAGCGACCCAGCAGGCATCGGCGTTCGCCGTACCGGTACCAGTCTCGAGACCGGAGGCGGCCTTGAGCTCGATGTACATGTCGTTGACGAGGTCACCGTTGCGCGCAACGGTGACAGACACGCGACCGGAGTTGGAGGCAGTACCGTTGACGGTCTGCTCGATGTTCTCCATCGCGAAGTTGGTGTGGCGGCGGTAGACCGCCTGGAAGAAAGTAACCTTAGGGTTGCCGGTCAGGTAGACATCCTGGGCACCGTAAGCGACGAGTTGCATGAGACCACCGGCCATTGTGAGTTGTTGTACTATATACCAACATTTTTTTTGAGCCGCGAAAAACACGGCACCATTTTTCCTCACCTTACATAAATGTCCCAACACACTCATTCCGAAATCGAAGCCGAGGCCAGTGCCGAAACAGTATCTGAGTATGAAGATGAATCTCAGCCTGGTGATATTGACCAGGTAGATCTCACACAATACGAGGATGAGGATGATGTGATGAGTCCCATGGAAGCCATGCTCGGTTCCGTCCTGACAACACAGGACGGTGATACAGTTTGTACCGCCCTCGTAAATATGGGTCGTCAGATGGAAATTCAGAATAAGATTCTTGTTAAAATTTTATCATCCCTCCAGAAGAATAACACTGCTTAAAAAAAGAAATCTATATTTAGGAAATGACAGGGGTAGCTACACATTTCATCGATGAAACATCTAACCGGGATGACGCCGCCAGTGCAATGTGGACCAACCAAATTCAAACTTTTTCCCACGACGATGTCATGAAATTTCTCGTCCAGCTGGAAGATATGTGGAA